ATTCACAATGGAAGTGTGCTCAGTGATGTATCACGCACCTTCCAAAGTGCCATGAGTAAAGTAGAAAAATACAAAAAACGAAAATCTGGATCGCAGGTACAACCCAAACCACCCGCCAAACGAAAATCACGAAAAAAGAGTAATTCGCTCATACTGAATCCCTGTGGTGGCAAGGGTTCTAGTGTTTCCAATGTTCCCGATCGGGAAAAAAAGAGGGGATCCGCACCCAAACAAACTAAAAAGATCCCGAACGGGAAGAATGTGACGGTCGAGAAACCGCACACTATTTCATCCAATCCGCTCCTAGATGCATTATCTTAAATCTGTTGAGAGGTTAATTCATGACTACCAAGACCAAACGAGTTTGTGTTACTCCCCTGTCCCGTAAAGCAAAGAATCGTTTTGCAAACGAGATGGATCTTTTCCACACTTGTGCTGTTCAACAAGAACGTGAACATGAAGGTCAAAAGTGGATGTACCTCGAATCTTTGAATAAGAAATACTACTTCTGGGTTCCCGTCAAGGGTAACGAACACTGGAAAGTTGAGAAATGAGTGATGTCCCCGATGAAATCTTACGAGAAATACAAACAAGTTTCCCCCACTCTGCTCCAAACGGATACAGATACGAGACGTTACCTTTTAAGCGTAATCTCTATTCTATCTGGACTGTATATGATCGTGGGTTTATCTACAATGGTAATACTCCCTCTCGTTGTATCTGGGGATTCTACGATGCAAAGAAAAAGTGTTACTTCGCCCCGATTAACTCCTCCAAATGTGGAGATCAAGTAGAGTTAAATAATACAACTCCATACACTGCTATGCCGCTCAACCTCAATCCTTTGGAGATGTGTCTTTATGGGTAACAAAACTCGCAAGAAACTGATCGACAGTCTCGAAATCTTTCATGAATGTTTGTGTTCTGAACTTGCAGAGTCTGGTCGTGATCGTGATGCAATGGCGGTCTACGAAGAGATTGTAATTGATGAACAAGAACCCGAAGATTACATGTTTGTTTCTATCAACAGAGTTCGATGAAAACTTTTGAAGTTCGCTGGATTGCTAACGGACAATCCCAAAACTCTATAACAGTTGATGCTTTTAGTGCAACTGCTGCTAGAGATCAAGTTCAGACAATGTATGGGAATCTCCCTGGATTTAATGTTAGATATGTAGATGATATTACTGGATATAAAAAAGAAGTTTATTCCGAAATGTATAAACCTTCGGAATATGATTCTTCTTCTTCTGGTTTCGATTCTTGGGGAGAGTTTGTAGGAACTTGCATTGGGTTTATTGCTGCAGTTCCTATTATTTACGGTCTCTTCACTATGCCTTCGGGAATCTTCTTTATTGCTATTGGTGTATTTCTTGCATGGGTAGCAATTCAAGTTGCTGTGAAGATTGATGGTTACTGATTGACAAATTCAAACAAAACACTTACACTTTAGAGGTAATTTACAAACAACAATGGCACAAAAGTATTTCTATGTCGTGGATCATTATGTTCCCTTTCCTGCTAGTGAGTATGGTGGACTTTGGAACGTGATTGCTTCTGACGATGAAGAATGTTTCGAATTGATTGTTGCTGAAGATGATGGCAACTTCAATCAAACTCACTATAACAAATTGAGAGAAAACATCGAGAAGTCTTACACTTATGCTCTTGCCGAAGATGGTCTAGATTCTTGCATTGTAACCGAATTTACTACTTAATTATCCATGAGAGTTTTATCCATAGATCTAGACTATATCAGTACAGATTATGCTAGATTTCTAGACAACAATCAGTTCTCCATTTATCTAAAAGAAAGATGGGATGGATTGTTTCAAAACTCTCCGTTGATTCCAGCAGACTTTATTGTTGACTCTGCAAACTTTATATTCCTTTTTGATATATTCACAAAGGCACTTCCTCACTGCAAAAATCTAGTCATTGGACAAGAACATGATAGTATACTCTATGAACTAGAGAACGCAACTGACAAGATCGAGTTGATTAACATCGATCAACATCATGACATTGCATATAACTGGGATCAAATAAAAAGGTGTGAAAATTATAATGTAATTGGTGAAGGTAGTTGGGTTTGGTATCTCAAAATGAATCAAATGATTGATTCTTACTTGTGGATCAAGACCCAAACATCTGAAGAGTACAATATAGACAATTACTCTCCAGAAGATCCTCCAAGTAGATATTTGCCCGACTTGGACTTTAATTATCAATCTGTTTTGAGGAATCAAATTGATAAGTTCGAGTCTTATGAGTTTGATCTAATTTATATTTCAATGTCTCCACAATATGTTGCTCCGCAACACTGGTTTTACGGAGATATTCTTATCACTTCCTACAAAAACTACTATCAAACTATGCCCAAGTTTATCTTGGAAAAGTATAGGTGGGATTTCACTAAACATAAACAAGTAGAAAGTCTAGACCTTTCTAGATATACAACTCTAAATAAAAATGACGTTGTTCAGTGAATGATGGAAGAACAATTAAAGAGACAAGAAGCAGAAAGATCTTCTAGAGTCTATCAACAAAAAATGGAAACGATGAAAATATTGATGGACGAAATTACTTCTAATAGAAATACCTCTGAGGTAGATAAATTGAAACAGATTTATGACTACCTAGGAGAAACTGAAGTCTATAAAAATACTTAATGTGTGACAATTAAAAAGTGTCACACCACCCCTTGCGAGAGGGGTTTTTTCATGTAATATACAGATATGAAGAAGAACACCCACCTAGAACATCCAGAGGATTCTCTACTTGAGGGTAGAGAAAGTTTCCGTCAGATGCTTAATTTTCTGTGGGAACGTAACAATACTCTGTCTGTCAAATATGATGGTGCTCCCGCTGTAGTTTGGGGCATCAATCCTGAGAACGGTAAGTTCTTCGTGGGTACGAAAAGTGTATTCAATAAGAAGAAGATCAAGATTAACTATAACCATGCAGACATTGAAACTAATCACGGTCAGATTCCCAATGTAGCATCTATCCTGCACATGTGTTTTGAATGTCTTCCTAGATTGCAGGGAATCTATCAAGGTGACTTCATTGGTTGGGGTGGTTCGAATACATTTACTCCCAATACAATTACTTACAAGATGATTCAGGAGATTCATCCTGAATCTATTGTTTTTGCTGCACATACTCACTACGTTGGTGACACTATCAAAGGTGCAGAGGTTCGCTTCGGTTTCCCTTGGGATGTGTCTCCTCCTGAGGTATATTCTGAACGTGCAAAAGAGAAACCGTTCCTACAAACTAAAACTCATTTCTTGAATACCAATGCATCCATTACCTCCCGTCATCGTCGGATTGATTACCTTCTTGGTCTTGCAGATTTGGTTAGCAATTTTCTTAGATTACCTGAAGGAAAAGAAGGACAAGAACTAAAAGTTGCGATCAATAAGTGTATTCGTGAAGAGAAAGATTTGTCCCATGCAGGTATGGGTAAGAGACTAACTTTCCTCTATCAACTTATCATCCACATCAAACATTTGTTGATGGAAGGTATGTCTACTGAAGAGGACATTGAGTGTTACTTTGCTGGTGAAGAATGTGACCATGAGGGTTATGTTATGACCAATGAGTTTGGTACATATAAACTCATCAATCGTCGGGAGTTTAGTTTCAGAAACTTCACCGCACAGAAGAGTTGGTAATGAAAGAAACGCCTCAAGAAAGAATATCATTCACAATCAAATCTCTGGAAGATATTCTAAAAAAATGTGAGAAGGTTGACTACACAGAAAATGCAGGCAGTTATGACAATCCACCCTATGTTATAGGTTGGTGTACTGCTACTCTTAGATGTGCAATCATAGACCTTAAAAAGTCTCTTAATGAATTGCAATGACAGTTGGGACAGTCGCCATGCTGTCCACCAGAGGCGCCAGGATCGTCTGTAAGGTGCAATACTATATGTGTTGAGGGAAATCCCCATGACTGACGACACTCAAACCGCACAGATCCGTAGAACGATTCTAAAGAGTGTAGAATCTTACGACATTGAAACGCTCAAACGAATCGCATACGAATGTAGATGTGAAGAGATGGGAATCTATCCCGACAATACTTACATCAACTGGAACTGAATTATTATGAACAACCTTGACGGACGTTTGATACAAGTTATCGACATACTTACCAAAGCAGTTAATGTTTGTTATGAGGTAGATCTTGAGTCTGGTGATAACGATCGTAGTTACCCGTTTGCTACTGGTTACTCTAAATCTGCAATGAACTTTGCTATTGATGATCTGAGTCAAATTGTTTCCGAACTCCGTAAAGATCTCGTCTGAGTATTATCATGCAATTCCAAGTCACTGCTCTTGAGTTTGATTTTGACAACGATTTGTATCCTTTGACTGAGGAGGAGATGGATGACGTTTATGATGATTACGTTGGAACTTTCTGGGAGGCAGATGATGGTGATGATCTAGTTGAAGAGATTACATCTACATCTGGTTGGTGTATTAAATCCATTGATTATCGTCACGTTCTTAACTGAAATATGATTGCTGCTCTAATGTGTGGGATTGCCACGTTCTACGGAATGGGTGACGGATTCCACGGACGACGTACAGCAAATGGTGAAACTTTTAATGCGTATGGGATGACTGCGGCGCACCCGTATCTTCCTATGGGAACTAAACTTAGAGTCACGAATCAAAGTAACCTCAAACAAGTAATTGTGAGGGTTAATGATCGTGGTCCTTATTCACATGCAGACATTGATCTAAGTTATTCTGCGTTTGCAAAAATTGCTCCTACTCGCAAAGGTAACGCAACTGTTTGTTATCGAGTAATTTCTTGACTTGACAGATGTACTATTTTTTTTGTAAAATAACTCTGTGGAGTTTCAAAGATTACTAGGACCATTAAATAACTTAAAGATTTACTAATTAACATGGAAAAAACTTACAAGGTTCCTCAAAAAGTTCTTACTAAAGAGGAAATGAATCTTGTCAATGAATGTGTTTATCGTTGCATGAATGAGTGCAAAAGACTAATGGAATCTGTTGATCAAAATGATTTAATTGAGGTTGCAAAACACGAAGGTAAGTTCAAACAACTAGAAGCACTTTGGCAGAAAGTTATGAAAGGTTGGGCATTTTCTTTAACGGGTATTATGGTTCAACCGGTTGAGATGGATCAACCCATATCCAAGATTCCCCAGTAATTAAACTAACTTTTTTCTTCTTAATCATGACTCGCACTCTTAACGAACTCCGTGCATATGTTAACCTTTTGATTAAAGAACAGGGTAAAGATTCTCCTGTTGCTGCATGGGTTTTTACTAAAGATGATGTTCAAGATTATCCTGAAGATGGTGTAGTTAAAGAAGAACTTGCTAACAAAGTGATCGACAATTTGGATCTCTACGATCACATTTATACTGAGATCTTTGATGCTATTGACTCTGAACTTAGAGACTTTGGTATCCTGTAACTATAAACATGAGGTGATTACTAATGCTTACTACTTTTGTTGCTTGGTTTGCTCTGGGTTCTTCCCTTGCAAACATCTATTACATTCGAAAAGTTAATCGCAAACTTAACAAAATCAATTCCGTATTTACTGTAGCAGACTGATGAGAGATCAATTTTTTGAATATCTTACTTCCGAAGGATTTGTTCTTACTCAAGACCAATATGTAAAGACCTTTGATGAATATATTGAAGTCTATTCTGTGACTGAAAATGATGGAGAAGTTCTTCACGAATTGAAGAAACTTGACGGTACAACTTATGAGAAAGAAACTATAACATTGACTTTCTAGTGTGCCAGTTGGGAGAACTGTCCACTATTCTCCCCAAAGCACCCCAAGAGGTGCAATACTATAAGAGTCAAAGGAATCGCGTCAAATGCAACTCACTTCTAAAGATGGTAACATGGTTGTTGACTTCTATCCCGTCAAGTTCAACGATGGAACTATCAACGAGTCCCGCATGATTAAGATCCTTACTTTTATGGGTGGGACGCAATCCAAGTCTCTGATTAACAAGAAAGACTTCCAACGTGAGGTAGATTCTCGGGTCGAAGGTTACGGTTACAATGTAACTGGTTTCAACGAGATTCCTCAGTTCCAAGGTGCTCTCGGGATGGCGTGTTAATGAGTTTAATTAAACAACACCTTCATCAACAACAACGAGATCAAATGTCTGCTGTTCTGAATCAAACCAAATCTGAGTTCCTCGTTGATAGTCTCGTGGAACGATTGAACAACGAGTGGAAAGTCAATTCCATTGAATCTGGTCACAATACTTATTACCAAGTTGAAGCAGAGTTTGGTCGTAAGTATATCAAACTGATGACCTATTTGGTCTCTGGTGGTGAACGTCAACGTGGACGTTCTGCTTACATGTTTGTGGAGAATGCCACTGGTGCATGTTACAAACCTGCATCGGTTAAAGCACCTGCAAAGGGTATTCGTTTCTATATTGATCAACTGGCAGATAATCCTCTTATTTGTGATCAATACGGTGGTTTTCTTTACATCCGATGAGTTACGATAATGATTCAATGTCCAAACTCCACTATAAAAGAGCACAGGAGTTTGATAAGTGGTGGGATGAGAATAGAGTGAAGATTGAGCAAAACAATCTACACTCTTTCTCTGGTCTTGTTCGTAACAATATGGAGAAAGATTACTATTACACTTATTGGAATCTGATGAATCAATTTATTCGTTTAGAAGAATGACTGTATCCAAAGAGCAACTTATCGACGCACTTTACAATGAGTATGTGTGGTTGTGCCATGATGATTTCGATCCAGATGAGGATGCAACTCCTGAAGAATACCTTGAAATGTTGAAAGAAATGTCCTATGATGAGTTGATTGAAGAAACAGCAACGGATGACATTTACCATCTTGATGAGTTCATGGAGGCATGGGGATGACTGAACAAACTAATCTTATCCTTGCACAAATGCAAGTGAATAATGTTATTGAACTTTTGAAAGGTAACGAGTACGAGCAGTTTATGATCAACAAATTGATCTCTGTTCATTATGAGTTAGATCGGCAGATTACCAACAACAGAGCAAAGAAACAAGAGACCGGTGGACAGTTGAGCGAAGTGTCCACCTAATCCGCCGAGGCGCCTGTTTTCGTGTATTGTAAGAGAGTCAAAGGAATCGCACTCAATGCACCCTCTTCAAACCATGTCTTTCGCTGATCGTGAGATGCTAACCTATCGGCAACGTCAGCAACTGAAACTCGATGCAATCGCTCCTGAATTGCGTATCAAATACTGCTTCGAGTTTCTGAAGTCTTACGTTAAAGAAGGTGATGACGATATGGCAAAGAAGTGCTATGATGGCATTGCTAAGTGGATTGATCGGATTGATGATTCGGAGTTTCACTACTGATGACGACTGTTATTCTTGGTTCGTTAATTATTCTTTGGTTCTTCACTCCGCTTAACAAATGACTAAAATGTATCGAGTTCAAGTAGAGACCAACGACGGATGTGTCACTAGTTGGTATGAACAATCCCGTGACAAAGATGCTTGTAACATGATCAATGAGCGTGTCTATCAGCAACTTTGTGGACTGAACATTAAAGAGGTTTCTGTTACTCCTTCTGTCTGAATCATGAACTATAACTACACTGACAAAGTTCAAGTCGAAGAGTACAGCGGTTGCTGGGAAGATTACCTCACTCCTGATGAGTATGAGGACATTCTTGATCAGAAACGCTATAACCAGTCGATGTATGGTTCTTCTTATCGTCCTTGGAGAACTTCCAACAATTATTGATCTGAATCATGTACGTTAAAAACACTATCGAAGAACTCGAAGATCGTATTAACGATCTTGAAGATAAATGTAGCGAAATGCAAATAGATATTGATTTTCTACAAAAGACTTGTGAAACTTTAGATGATGAGAATGACAATCTCTGGACGATTATCTATAGAATTGCAGACGTTCTTGATCTGGATGCTAAACTGTTAGATCCTAATGCTGATGTCTAAGTAAAGCAAAAGTGGACGGTTCTAGAACTGTCCACTATTCTCCCCAAACGCACCCGATCGGTGCAATACTATAAGAGTCAAAGGAATTGCACTCAAATGACTTTCACTGACGCACTGATTGCATCTGGTTATGTCTTCGATGAGGACAATTATGATGGTTGTTTTGTTAAGATTGATTCCGCAGGTTTCATTCATCTTTATCAAGAAGGTGAGGACGAAGGTGAATGGAATTATGTGAAGATGACTGAGGATTTTGATGTTATTTCTGAGGTAACTTTCGATCCTGATTCTAACTTCATCGTCTGATTCTTTTAACCTTTACTCTTAAAAACAATGTCTGATTACATGGTCAAGATGGGTGCGAAACCTGAAACT